TTAATCGGACGGTTGATGGTTCGAGTCCATCTGCGGGAGCAACAGGTCGGTCGGCTTCACCCCGAGAGCTGCAGCGAGCAGCTCGAGGTCGGTGAGGTCGACCGGCCTTTTTCCGTTGAGCTTCATCGTCAGCCCAGGTCCGCTCATGCCGATCGCGCGGGCGAGGCTGGCGCGGGAGAGCCCGTGCTCGCCCAGGATCCGCCCCACGTTGCGCGCAAGGATGCGGTGTAGCGGCAGAGGTCCATCCTCCCGAAGGGGCTGAACCAGCGAGGTCACATTGGTCTCCATGCGTCACATTCTATAGCGGACCGTGAAGACACGCAACGCACCGGGCTCCCTAGTTGCAGCTCGCGAGCGGTAACGGGTTGCGAACGGCATTCGCGACGTGCTACAACACTCCGCATGGAACAGTCACACCCCGTTACCGGTGAGAACATCCGGCGACTACTCCACGAGAAGCGGCGCTCGCAAGCCGACCTCGCACGCACCCTCGGCGTGGCTCAGGCCACCATCTCGCAGAAGCTCTCAGGTGCCCGCCCCTTGAAGGCCACAGAACTCACCCAGATCGCCGACTTCCTCGACGTGACCCCGGGCGAGCTCTTCACCACCCACCCACAAGCAACGGCAACCCGATGACCCGCCACGCGGCTCGTAGCCGCGCGCTCCCCCGCCCTGGGTTCGCCCTCGCGGGGTTCGCCCTGCTGGCGCTCGCGGTGGTGCTCGGCCTCGTGCGTGCCACGCTCGGACTGACGATGTCGACCGGATGGACGGCAGCGCCGCTCATCGTCGCGTTCGTGGGCGCGGCGGTGGCTCTGCGTAGCGAGGTGGACCGGTGACCGCCCGGATCGTCATCGAACTGGCGGAGCCGGCGCTGGCACCTCATCGACAGTCGCCGGAGCCGTCGTCGTTGATCGTGGTGGACCCGTTCAGCGGGACGCTTCTGCGTGAGCGCGGCACGGGCTTCGAGGCTTCGACCGCGGCGCTGCTGGGCTTCACCCCCGAGCTCGATACCGCGGCGTCCCTGACGCTGCTGGAGGACTTCACCTCCGATCCGGCCCGGGCGACGGGACAGTTCCCGATCCTCGTGTGGCGCGGCGCGACCTACCCGGTGCGCTCGCGGGTGGTGTGTGTGCTGTTGTCGCCGGACGACGGCGAGAGCCTCGTGTTTGCGCGGGTGTCCCCCGTGGGTGATCGGACGGAGTTCGCCTCGCTCGAGGATGCGCAGGCGGCGTGCCTCCCTGGTGATCGGGTGGAGCGTCAGGTGCGTTCGGTGTGGCTGCCTGCGTCTGCGGCTGATGTGGCGGTGTCGTCGTGAGTACTGCCACTTGGGTGCTGGCCATGGTCGGGTGCTTCGTCGTGATTCTGCTGGTCGCATTCGCGCTGGTGCGTGTGGAGGATCTCATTCGCCGTGACGAGCAGCGCGACGACCTCGCCGGGTGGGGTGAGGACGAGTGAGCGCGGTGACGCCTGGTGCGGTGCCGGCGGTGCCGATGCCGCAGCAGCCGGAGCTGTTCGAGACGTTGGCGGCGGTGGCGTCGGATTGGCGCCCGTCTCGGCGTGAGGCGCGTCGGCTGATCCGTCAGGCGATCGCGCGGTGCGCTGCGCTGCATGGCGGGAAGGTGCACATCTCGTGGTTCCGGGAGGAGCTGCCGGGGTGGATCGATCCGCATCAGATCGGGGCGACGATCTCGGCCCTGCACCAGACGGGGCATCTGGCCTCGGCTGGTGAGTGGCTGCCGAACGGTGGTGGGTCTGGCAATGGAGCGAAGCCCGCGCTGGTGCGGGTGCTCACGAAGCCGATCCGTGAGGCCGATTTCCGGGACAAGCACTAGGAGGCGAGTGGTCATGACGTTGGGCAAGCAGGCGAAGTGGGCGCCGTTCAAGCCGGGTGATCCGCTGGTGATACGGCATCGGTGCGCGTTCCCGGATGCGGTGGTTGATCACGTGGAGTCGTTGCGGGTGCGGCGTGCGGAGTCCCGGTCTGGGTACGACGTCGGCAACTTCAAGTGGCGTGTGATCGCGGAGCGGTGCGATGGGAGTCTCCTCGCGGTGTACGTCGATCACCGTGGCCTGGATCAGGGCACGTTGATCGATCGCGAGTCGCGGCTGGCGGTGGAGGCATGAGCCGGTCGCTGCCGTATGAGAAGCGGTGGCGCTTGGACCGGGCCATGGGAGTGGATCGGTCGTACATGCCCCGTGCTGAGGTGCTGCCGCACCTCGAGGCGCTCGTGAGTGCTGGTGCGACGCGTACCGGTATCGCGCGCGTTGCGGGGTGCTCGCCGACGACGGTCGCGAAGATCCTTCGTCCGACGTCGGATCGGACGGGCGAGTGGGTGCAGCGGCCGGTTGGCCGTCGCCTGCTGGCAGTGACGTTGGGGCAGGTGCGAGCTCGGCCGGATGCGTCCGGGTTGGTGCCGGCGCTGGGGTCGAGACGTCGGGTGCAGGCTCTGCTCGCGATGGGCTGGACACACCAGTTGATCACGGAGGCGATGCGGCGGCACGGGTCGGCTCAGATGAGCGGGACGGTCTTGCATCAGCGGGGTGTGCTGGTGGAGCGCCGCACTGCGGACGCGATCGCCGGGGCGTTCCGGGAGTTCGGGCTCCGCCCTGGGCCGTCGGCGGTGACGCGTCGTCGCGCGGCTGAGCAGGGGTACGTGAGCCCGCTCGCGTGGGACGACATCGACGCGGACGACGCTCCGCGGGGTACCCGTCGCTCCGCCCCGCCGTCGTCGCTCACGGCTGGCCTGGATCACGCCGACCTGGAGCGGTTGCTCGCTGGTGAGTCGCGCCGTCTCGGGCCGGTGGCCCGGGTCTCCGCGATCGTCGAGTTGGTGCGTCACGGCTACAACGACCGGCAGATGGCGGAACTCCTGCTCGTGACTGAGCGGACGATCACGCGGGATCGGATGCGGCACGGGATCGCGCCGGCCAAGGAGTGGGCTTCCCGCGGCAACGGCAACCGTCGTGGCGCCGACGTCGCGGAGGTGGCGGCATGAAGGGCGCGGTGAACGAGCTGCGGCTGAGTCGCCCGGGGTTGTGCGCGGCGTTGGCTGCGCTGGTGCCGCATGCGGGTCGGGCGACGCCGGTGCAGCCGCACCTTGGTCGGATCCGGTTGGCTCTGACGGCGGAGTCTCTCGTGCTGTGGGCGTCCGATGGCGTGACGTCGGCTCTGGCGCAGGTTCGGGTGGAGATCGTGGCCTCGAGCGAGCTGGAGGTCTGGGACCTTTCGGTTCCGGTGGTCCGCAAGGTGCTCGGGGTGTTCCGGAAGTCCGCGACGCGAGCGTCTGAGGACACGAGCCTGGAGGTCATCACTTCTGAGGACTCGATGCGGCTGACGGAGGTCGGCGGCTTGTTCCCTGGCGAGTCACTGCGTGTTCCTCGGCACACGCCGCCTGAGCCGGAGGAGGACACCGCGATTGATGTGCCGCGCCTGGTGCTGCCGTTCTTGAGGTCGACCCTTTCGACGTGGGGTACCGCGCAGTTGGGCTCAGAGGACCTGGCGCCGTTCGTGACGTCCGCGAAGCAGTTCGGTGGCGCGCTGGAGGTGCTGCTGGTCGATGAGCCGGCGCCGCTGGTGGTGCTGCGGTCTCTCGATGAGGCGTTCCTCGGTGTGGCGCACCGCGTTGACCGGCGTGGCGATGAGGAGCGGTGCGCGGAGCAGCGACAGGAGTCGCGCTCGGTCACACGCTCATGGGCTCGCCTCGTGGAGCCACTGCAGCGACCGGAGCGGGTGGAGGTGGACGACGCCACCCGGGAGGCCCTGCTCGCCGCGGCTGGTGAGCAGATCGCGGAGCACGGCAAGAGCGTGCGGCTGCGGGTGATCCGCGACGAACTCCCGCTCGAGGCAGACGACCAGACCGCAGAGTCCGACGACGACCGTGATGGAGAGCGTGACGACGATGACGATGAGTGATCTGACGGCGCCACGGCGTGACGTGGTGGCGATCGATATCGAGACGGTGAGTCTGCACCCGGCTGCGGAGGTGTGGGAGTTCGGGGCGGTGCGCCGGTCTCCGGATGGGCATCACGCGGTGACGGCGATGCTCGCGAATCCGAGTCTGCGGCACGCGGACCGTGAGGCGCTGCAGGTGGGGCGGTTCTACGATCGCCACCCGCACGCGCCCGTGCCCCTGCGGGATCGGTGCAAGCAGTCGGTGCAGGTCCTCTCGGCCGCGCACTTCGCTCGCCTGGTCGCGGAGACGACGCATGGTGCGACGCTCCTGGTGAACAATGCCGCGTTCGACGTACCGCGGTTGGAGCGGCTGCTCGCGGCGCAGGGCCTGGTCCCGGGGTGGCACTACCGGCCGGTGGACGTCGTGGACATGTGCCGGGGCCGGATCACCGCGACGGGGCGGGTGCACCCGGATCCCGCGCCGGAGATGTGGAGCTCACGCGTCGTCTCGCAGGCTCTCGGCGTTGCCCTGCCCACCGAGGAGGAGGCGCACACGGCGCTCGGTGACGCCCGCTGGGTGCTGCGCCTGTACGACGCCGCACGCGGCGCCCAGAACCCCGCAATGCACTCCCCCACCACGACGACTGGGGGTGTCCTGTGACCTGCGGCCACGACTCCGCCTGGATGGACGGCTGGGCCGTCATCGTCCTGGACGCGATCAAGCACCACAACGGCGACCGCGTCACCTCGGCCGTGAACGAACTCGCCTGCGGTCATGACCTCTGGGGTGCCCTCACGTTCCTCCCGGCGCACGTCGCCGAGCACGTGCAGCGCACCATCGGCTCACCGATGCAGTCCGCGGTGCCCGTGTTCAACGACCACACCCCGCCGCATGTCCGCACCGGGGGCCAGATCATGGCAGCCGCGCTCGCCTGCGACGCCGACAACCTCGATGCGCTCGCGGGTGTGTGTGCGCAGCCGGCGTTGGATGCGCAGACGGTGGATGAGCTGCGGGCTGCGTTCTCGGGATGGGTGCAGGTGTTCGGCGTGGTGGTGAACACCTCGCACGCGCTGGTGTGTCCTGACGGCTCGGGGTTCGTCTCGGTGGGTGATCTGTCGTGAGCTCCCTCGATCGCGTGGCCGCGTTGCAGCAGGAGACGATCCTCGCCGCCCCTGGGGCGTGGGTGCCCGAGTTCAGCCTCACGGTCCGGGAGTGCGCCTGCGTCCGCTACCCGGCGTGCCCGCCGTGCGCCCGCGGGGACGGGCATCGAGAGTGCTGGGGCATGTCGTTCCGGGATCGGTGGGGACCGGAGTTCGTGAGCATCCACGACGGCGCCGCGGGGAAGGTCCACGGCCTCGCCGCTGCGCTCCTGCTGCACGTGTACGAGGCCGGGTACCCGCACCGCAGCATGTGCGACTGCCACGACCACCAACACCCCGGCGCCGGGCAGATGGACTCCCCTGCTGGCCGAGCCGACCGCCGCTGGGCCATCAGGATCGGTCTGCCCGTCGGGGACGTGCAGTTCGACCCCGACGAGACCGGCACCCCATCCCTGCTGGGAGCACTCGCGTGAGCCCGTGGGAGGCGGTCCGCCTCGCCGCGCCGGTGCTCGCGGACTCCTACGCCGAGGTCCTCACGCAGGCCGGGGCACCTCGCGCGGATGCGCAGCTGTCCTCTGGGCTGCACCGGGAGGTCACGTGGGAGTGCCGTGGCGGGAAGGTCACGATCGCGACCCGCATCACCGGTGAGGATGCCGTCACCCTCACGTGGGCGCAGGTTCGCAAGCTGCTGCGTGAGCATCTCGCCCCGGAGCAGGTGGAGCGGATCCGCTACCACCGTGCCCGGTGGCGCACCGTGTGGGCCGCGTACTGCGAACGCGAGGGCGGCTACCACCTGGCGATGACGCTCGCGGAGCACCAGTTGCACAGCATCCGAATCCGGCCCTTCTACCGGGCGGGGATGAACGCTCACCGCGTCATGCGCGACTACACCCGCGACGTCGTCCTCACCGCCCCCACCGAGCCTCTCGACGCCGACCCGATGGGGACGCCCAGCCTCTTTGGAGCTCTCGCATGACCGCCGACGCGATGGGCACGCCGAGTCTCCTGGACGCCCTGCCCACGGTCGCCGAGCTGATCGCCGACCGCACGCCCGAGCCTCACACCCTGTGGTGCGACCCGGAGCGCGGGCACGTCGCAATCGAGGCCAACACCCCCGGGGCCAGCGGTGAGAAGACGGCGCTGATCCTGTGCAACGTCGGCCCCGCGCTGAACATGTCCGCGTGGCCCCGCACCGCCGACATCACCCCCGACCAGGCGCTCGAACTCGCAGCGCACCTCACCGCATGGGCCAACCGCCAGGAGGACCGATGACCCGCATCATCCCCGCCGACCGCATCGAGGAGATCGTCGGCGCTCGCCGCCGCAAGCACCAGCACCTGGGGCGCGCGGTGTCCGCCGAAGCGACGGTGCACATCCTGCACTCGCAGGAGTGCCGGGACTCCCTCGATGACCTGCGTGAGTGCGTCTACTCCCGGGCGCTGGACCGCGGGATCGACACCCGTGCCTGGCGCCACCACATGGACTGCGTCGCGGAGCTCGCGATCGTCCGGGGCGAGCTGGTGCCAGCCGTGGGGAGCAACCGCGATGCGTGAGCCCTGTGGATGCGACCTGACCGGCCCGGTGCCGCCGGCGGCGCACATCGTGGACGGCCACCCGGACCCGGCCCCCGTGCCCGCACAGGAGGGCAAACGGTACTTCCTGCCGTTCGGCTCCAGGGTCGTCAGCACGAACCACCCCGAGAACGCGAGGGAGCTCTTGGCGCTCGGCTTCCGCGAGGTGGTCCTGTGCGACGGTCAGCGCGCCGCCCTATCCCCCACCGACCGACCGGCGTACTGCTGCGGACGCTGCCCCGCGATCGTGACCGGTGGATACGACTGCACCTGCGAGGGCAACCCCCGGTGCGCTGCCCCCAGCGAACCAGAGGGGCGGGAGGCGTGACTACACCGAAGCGTGTGCAGATGACCCGGCAGCGGCCGTGGCGTGCGGAGGACCCCGACGCCGTGATCGTGGACCGCCGCACCAAGTGGGGCAACCCGTATCGGATCGAGGAGATGCGCAGCCGACTGGAGCGCATCGCGGCCGAACTGGAGACGCCCAACACCCTCGATCCGCGCGAGCTCGTCGTGGAGGCATTCCGCGCCGACCTCCGGCACGGGCCAGACTCCGCGTGGTGGTGGTACGGCCCGCACATGCAGATCCTCCGCATCCTGTCCGACCTCCACGAGCTCGCGGGCCGTGACTTGGCGTGCTGGTGTCCGCTGTCGTCCCCGTGCCACGCGGACGTCCTCCTCGAACTCGCGAACAGGGCCGGGTCGTGCTGACGACGGCCGAGCACAACGCGAACGTGGCCGCGGCAATGAGCGAGGACGCGTTGCAGACCCAGGTGCTGCGGATCGCCGCGGTGCTGGGCTGGCGCGCCTACCACACGCACGATTCGCGGCGCTCGCAGAAGGGCTTCCCGGATCTGACGTTGGTGCATCGCGCGTCGGGGCGGTTGGTGTTCCGGGAGTTGAAGTCCGCGAAGGGTCGGCTGCGGCCTGAGCAGCGGGACTGGTTGGACGACCTGCGAGCTGCGGGGGTGGATGCCGGTGTGTGGCGCCCTGCGGACCTCGTGGGTGGCGTGATCGAGCGCGAGCTGAGGGGAGGTGGTGGGCCTTGAGCGAGCGATGTGACTCGTGCGATGGACGGATCGATCCGCGTACCGGTGAGTGCCGGTGTTCGGACTGACGGAGAGGTGGTGAGCCCGGTTGCCTTGGGTTCGGCTCGGTGACAATTCGGCAACGTACCCGCTGCTGATGCAGGTGGCGGGGTTCAAGGGTGCCGATGAGCGCGCGGTGAATGAAGTGCGCGGGTGGCTGTACGCGTGTGCCACCCAGTCGGCCGGGCACCTGACGGATTACGTCGTGGACTTCGGTACTGCGGCGTTGTTCGGTGGGGCGCGGACCAGCCAGTTGATCGCCTGGTGCGAGAAGGCCGGCCTGTTGACTCCGCGGAGGGTCAATGGGGCGAAGGCGTGGGTCATCATCAACGATCCGGAGTTCATCCACATTCGCACGCGCGAGGAGGTCGAGTGGGATCGGCAGAGGAAGCGAGACGTCGCGGACCTCGGTCTCACGGTGCCGGTGCGGCTTCGCGACGGGGACAACTGCCGCTATTGCGGTGTGCAGGTCCAGTGGCGCGGCAGAAAGTCGAATCGGTCGGCTGAGCTCGATCATCGCGTGCCTGGTGCCGCGGCGACGGTGGACACCCTGGTGGTGGCGTGCCGTCGGTGCAATGGCGCGAGGAAGGCGAATGCGCAGTGGGATGACGATCATCCTCTGCGGCCGGCCCCGCGGGTTGCTCGGTATGACCGGGTGACTGCGGAGTTCCTCACGGAGAACGGCTACCCCACGACGGCGAACCTCAGCCCTGATGCGACGGCTGCTGGCGACTCGGGATCAGCGCGCGATCACGCGCAGCGGCCCCTGGCGCCCGGCTCGGCGCCGGACTGGGTTTCGTCACCGGATCACGCCTCGTTCAGTGCGACGGCTGTTGGCGACTCGGGATCAGCGCGCGACTACGCGCAGCGGCCCCTGGCGCCCGGCTCGGCGCCGGCGGGGCGTGGTCCGGAAGTGGGGTCGGAACTCTCGCGGAACTCGATATCTGACTCTCCGGGAATGAGTTTGCCCGGGTCGGGTCGGGAAGAGATCGGGTCGGTTCGGGTGGGGTCTGGCCTGGGTCGGGATGGGCCTGGGGTGGGTCGTAGGAGGCGTGGCAGGCGTGGTGGTCGTGGTCGGTCTACGGAAGGTGAGCGGTGATGGGCTGGTCGGGTGAGGAGTTCGTCTACAGCACGGGCTCTGGGTTGACGTCTGCTGATGAGGATCTGCTGGGGTCGGTGCGTCAGCATCTGGACTACCTCGAGGAGGTGTGGCCGGATGTGGTGGAGCTGAGGGTGCCGTCGAATCGTGCTCGGGGTGTGGGTCGTCGGCATCGTTCGGATCATGCGGTGGAGGCTGCGCGTGTTCGTGCGGTGGCTGAGGCTGTCGAGCGTGCGGCGCCGGGTGCTGTGGTGCCGCCGGGCGTGCGTCCGGTCCCGGTCGATGTCGGGGCTCTGGATCTGATGGCGCAGATTGCTGGCGCTGCGGAATGGGCGTGCTCGTCGGTGGTGCAGGCTGCGGGCGTGGAGCAGCTCGATCCGGTGGGGTCGGTGTACGTGGACCCTCGGCCCTACCTGCGCCGGGCTCGGGCGTGGCTGACGGGCGCTCATGAGGCTGAGCCGGAGTTCCTGTTGGGGAATCTCGATTCGATACTGGCCCCGGTGGTGATGTCGACGGCCGCGTTCCTGGGCGACATCTTGGATGGTCAGGTCCTGGATGCGGTGTGCCCGTGGTGTGGTGGCCGGACGGCGTCGGCGCCGGTGGGTGGTCAGCGGACGCTGCGGGTGGTGTGTCCGGGTGGCCGGCTGAGGGGTGACGGTGAGCGGGACGATCGTCCGCCGATGGTGGTGTGCTTCGGGGAGAACTGCGAGCCGGGGCCTCGGGAGGTAGGCATGGTGTTCGGTGGTCGCCCGGCGTGGCCGGAGCGGGAGTGGGATTGGCTGTCGAAGCAGCTGCGCGAGGTGGCGCGCGTGTGACCCGGGGTGCTTGCTCGGGTGGGTTATCCACAGTACTGTGACGGCTGTCGGGAGAAGTGCACCCTGATTGAGGCCCGGATCGGTTCACGGTCCGGGCCTTCGTCGTGCCTACCGACGTCGACCTATGGAGGTGGTGGTCATGTGACCGGCCTGGCGTGGGAGGGTCGTCGGCGTGCTGAGGCGCTGGAGTATGTGCGTCGTGTTGGCGCGGCGAGGTCGCTGCCGTGCGTGATCTGCGGGCAGCGGATCAACTACGGGTTGCGGTACCCGGATCGAATGTCGTGCTCGGTGCAGCACGTGAAGTCGCGCCGCGCTCACCCGGAGTTGATCTGGGTGAGGTCGAACTGGGCGCCTGCTCACCTGGTGTGCAACCAGAGCGACAACGTCGACGGTGACGGTGATGACGGGTTGGGGCTGATGTCGTCGTGGTGAGCGAGCGGTGCGTTGTGCTGCTGTGCGGTCCGCCTGGTGCGGGCAAGACGACGGCTGCTCGTGCCTCAGGGTTGCGGGTGTTCGATCGGGATGATCCGGAGTGGTCGGGTGAGCGGGAGTTCGCCGCGGCGCTGGAGGTCCTCGGTCAGTCGCGCGGTGCTCGCGCGGTGGTGATCCGGTCAGGGGCGACGTCCTCGGCGCGGGATCGTGCCGCGGCGTTGATGGGTGCGACGCACCGGTTCGTGATGCTCGCCCCGCGCGATGTGCTGGTTCGTCGGGTGGTGCGGCGTGGTCGTGAGGATCAGCTGCGCACCACTGCTGGCGTTGACACGTGGCTGCGTCGCTTCGACCGGCGCGATGGGATCGAGTCCTTCCCGGGGTGGCCGGCGGTGTTCGCTGGCGATGACCTGGGTCTGACGTCGTGGTGATGGGAGGCAGCATGGACACGCAGTTCGTGGCGCGGGTGGTTGAGCCGGCTGCTCGCCGTGGCCTTCGGGTGCTGGTGGTACTCGATGTTCTAGCTGAGGTGCGCCCGGCGATGGACGCGATCGCGGAGGTGACGGGTGGCGATCACTGGTTGCCTGCGCCGTCGCTCGTGCGCCGGGGCTACGGGCAGGAGCGGATCGAGTGGGAGAACGGCGGCAGCGTCTCGTTCGCCTCGCTCCGCACACCGGCCGGGCGAAGCATGGTCGCAGATGTGGTGGCTGTGGTCCCGTCGGTACTGATCCGGCCTGACCGGTTGGCTGACCTCATTCCGTGCACGGTGACGAGCCGGGTGCAGGAGTGGATGGTGCTGCCTGGGCCGCTTGCCGCCAGTGACGTTGCGGCGCTGGCCGAGCGGTAGCCCCAGAAAATCTGGGATCGGGGTGGCTGGTCGGTCCCGCGCCGGAGGGTCCTCTCCCCCCGAGGCTTACCCCCCGGGGGTGGTTCGCGTTGTCGGATCGGTCCGGATGAATCCTGACGGGGGGTCGGAATGTTGGATCGGGCGCGTGTTCGGGCGGCATACGACTTCTTCGGCAGCGTGCGGGCGGCTTCCCGTGAGCTGGGGGTCTCCGAGGGTGCAGTACGTGCCGCGTTGGCCGACGGCGCTCGCGATCGCTACGTGAGGGCGCCGGCGCCGTCGGCGGTGGATGCGGTGGAGCCCGCGTTGCGCCGGCTGCTGTCGCGGTTCCCGAGGATCACGGTAGATGCGGCGGCTCGTGAGGTGGGGTGGTCGAGGTCGCGGTCGGTGCTCGCGGAGCGGTTGCGTGAGCTGCGTCCGGAGTACGCGAATCTGCCTGCGGTTCCGGGGGTGCAAACGGGCCGTTTTCCGCGAGATTCCAACGATCTGATGGTAGTATGAGAGCACGAAAGGCCCCCGCGACGGCTGGCACCGCCCGGGGGTGTGACCGACTAGCTAGGAGTCGATGTGTCTCAGCCTACCCACTCCCCCGTGCTCGCCACTGACGAGCTGCTGTCCTACCTCGCGTCGTGTGACGCGGAGATCCTGGGCGAGGGGAGGTACTCCGTCACTCGCCCAGGTGACATCACCGTCCGCGTCGCCCGTGACGACACCGATTGGGTGCTCCGGGTGAGCGAGCGTCGTGGCCCTGAGCTCTGGTCGGCTCGCTTCACCCACGCGCCGGCGCCGGTGATCATCGCGGCGATCGAGAGCGTCCGATGACCCGCCCGCTCCCGGCCGTGGGACTGAGCACGGTCAGTGCCGCGTTCAGCGCGCTGATCATGTTCGAGATCGACGCGAAGGCCCCGCTGGACTTCGATGCCGTGTTGGAGGTAGTCGCACGGTACGCGCCATCGGATCGCCCGGAGTTGGTCGAGCCGCTCGCCGAGGTCCTGGACGGCATGCTGCAGAGCGCTAGGGCACTGCGGTGACCGGGCAGCAGCGTGCGGTGGCGCACGTTCGCCCCGCGCGGCGCTCGCGGTCGCGGTTCTCCCGTGCTGCTGGCGCTGCGGAGACGATCGAGGGTTTCGGGCATGGCATGGACGTGGTCGGGTTGACGTTCGGCCAGTTCTCGCTGCTGGACCTGATCGAGGCTGGGCTGGAGGTGACGGGGCCGGCTGATGTGACGATCTCGACGTGGTCGGCTGGGTTCTACGACGTCGAGGCCGCGCAGCGGTTCGCGCAGCTCGGGGCGATCCGCTCGATCCGGTTCGTGATGGACTCCTCCGCGAAGCGTGGACAGGCGACCCCGGTCGACGTCGCGGGGCTGTTCGGCGCGGAGTCGATCCGGGTGTTCCGCACGCACGCGAAGTTCGCGCTGCTGCGGAACGAGTCCTGGGACGTGGTGATCACCACGAGCATGAACCTGAACCTGAATCCGCGGTGCGAGCAGTTCGAGATGACCGATGACACCGACCGCGCGGACCTGTTCTCGGGGTTCGTGGACGAGTTGTTCCGTGAGCTCCCGGAGGGTGCGACCGGTGACCGCACCGTCCCGGAGCACCTGGCCTTTCCCGACGTCGACCCGCAGCGGTCCTACCGCGTGGGAGGAAGGGTGGCGACGGGACCATGGCGAAGAGGAGCACCGCGGGAGTAGAGCCTCCCGAACTGCTGGACAAGGATGCGGCCGCGGTGTGGCGAGAGGTCGTCGCGGCGCATCCCCAGCCAGCGCGGATCGTCGGCCCGGACCTCGAGGTGTTCTGCGGGCAGGTCGCGTTGGCTCGCAACTGCCGCGATCGGGTCGCCCAGGAAGGCGAGATCGTGGAGGGCGCAAAGCGCGAGCCGATTCCGCACCCGGCGATCGCGCTCGGCAAGGCGGCGCAGGAGTACGTCGCGAAGCACGCGCCGCGGTTCTCCCCGCCGGCGCCGATGAAGCGCCGCACGGGCCCGGTGTACGACGCCACGCGCCGCTCACTCGCCGCTGCGGCGCACCTGAAGGACCGCGCGGAGTTCGAGGGCGCTGCTGCGGCGCTGCTGACCCTGGCGTGGTTGATCGATGAGGCGCAGCGCGCGGGGTACGCGGCGCTGGAGAAGGCAGCGTTCGGGACGATCCCCTCCTACCTGAAGGGCTGCGCCGAGCTGCAGATCACGCCAGCCTCGCTCCCGGTCCCTGTGGCTCCCGCGGGCGCGACCAAGACCGCCAGCAACGTGACGAGCATGCAGGACCGGGCGCGGGCTCGCCGCGGCTCCGCCTAGCGAGAGGAGCGCCGGTGATCCCCTCCACGCTGACGGCGTTGTCCGAGCCGATCGACTCCCTCCGGCCCTACGCCAAGGACCCGCGCCGCGCCGATGTCGAAGCCGTGGCGGCTTCCCTGGCCGCGCACGGGCAGTACCGGCCCGTGGTCGCGCGGGTCGGCACCCGCGAGGTACTCGCGGGCAACGGCGTCCTGAGCGCCGCTCGGACGCTGGGGTGGGAGCACCTCGCGGTGACGTGGGTGGACGTCGACGACGACGGCGCCGCACGGATCAACCTGGTGGACAACCGCACCAGCGACCTCGCGACCTACGACGACGCCGCCCTCCTGGAGGTCCTGACCTCGCTCCCCGACCTGTCCGGGACGGGATACGACGACGCGGCGCTCGCGGCGCTGCTGTCAGACGCCGAGGGTGACCCGGTCGGGCTGACGGACGAGGACGAGCCAGCGCCGCTGCCGGCCGAGCCGGTGTCGCAGCTCGGGGACGTGTGGGAGCTGGATGGGTCCCTGGTGCTGTGCGGGGACTCCACCGACACCGAGGCGGTCCTGGGCGCGCTCGCGGGGCGGGTGCCGGACTGCATGTGGACTGATCCGCCCTACGGTGTGGCCTACGTCGGCGGCACCTCGGAGAACCTGACGATCCTGAACGACAAGCCGGAGGATCTCCCGGACCTGCTCTCGGGGGCGTTCGCGACGGCGGTCGCGGTGTGCCGGCCTGGGGCACCGGTGTACGTCGCCTACGCGACGGTGGAGGGTGTCTCCTTCGAGACGTCGCTGCGCGGCGCTGGCGTGGACGTGCGTCAGCACCTGGTGTGGGTGAAGCCGTCCCTGGTGCTGTCCCGTGCGGACTACCACTACCGGCACGAGCCGATCCTCCATGGCACGACCCCGGAGCCCGGCGAGGGCGAGGAGCCCACGACCCACGAGGGTGTGGCCTACGGCTTCACCGGTGGCGGGTCGGGCAGGCTGGGGCGTGGTGGACCGAACTGGTACGGCGACGACCGGCAGACGACGGTGTTCGAGGTGCCCAAGCCGAAGCGCAACGCCGAGCACCCGACGATGAAGCCCGTCGAGCTCGTGCTGCGGATGCTCGCGAACTCCTGCCCGCGCGGTGGCCTGGTCCTGGACCTGTTCGGTGGGTCCGGGACGACGCTCATCGCAGCGTGGCACCACCGCGCCAAGGCCGCACTGGTGGAGTTGGACCCGAAGTACGTGGACGCGATCTGCCTGCGCTGGCAGTTGCACACCGGGCACCTGCCGGTGCGCCGCTCGACGGGTGAGCCGGTGGACTTCACGAAGGCGAAGGCGTGAGCACCCGCTCTCGTGAGCAGGACCTGCTGGACTTCGCTCGTGCCGGCGTGACGATCGATGAGATCGCCCGCCGCCTGGACTACCCCGACCCCGACCAGGCGCGTGTGGCGCTCGCGGTGCTGCTGCGGGAGGCGACGCCGGAGCTGCGGACGGACGACGTCGCGGTGCTCCTGGAGTGGGAGCGGCTGGATCGTCTCCATGTCGCGGTGTGGCCGAAGGCGATGAAGGGCGACGTCGCGGCCGTGGAGCAGGCGTTGCGGATCGGTGATCGCCGCCGGCAGATCAAGGCGGACCTCGCACGCGCGCCGCAGGCGCAGGAGCGTCGGGGGGTGGCGACCGGACCCTGGGGAGGTGCTCGGTGAGCGCGTCGACTCTCCCTCGGCAGAAGCCGCGACGTAAGCGGCTGGGGTCGCGGGTGCCGCGGGTGTTCACTCCCCCGTTGCAGCCGTTGGAGCCACGCTCGGCGGCGACGGAGGCCCGCACGCTGGGGTACGACGTCATCGACTTCGCGCGCGATGTGCTGGGGATCGTCCTGCACCCGTGGCAGGAGTGGCTGCTGATCCACATGCTCGAGCTGAACGAGGACGGCAGCCTGCGGTTCCGGTACGCCGTGGTGCTGGTGGCTCGGCAGAACGGCAAGTCGACGATCTCGAAGATCCTCGCGCTGTGGTTCATGGTCGTGTGGGGATGGCCGCTCGTGCTGGGCACCGCGCAGGACCTGGACGTCGCGGAGGAGATCTGGCAGGGCGTCGTCGACTGGGTCGAGGACGAGGAGAACTACCCGGACCTGGCCGCGCTGCTGCAGCGCGTGGTGAAGGTCAACGGGAAGAAGAGCCTGGAGCTGACCTCCGGCGCCCGGTACAAGGTGAAGGCCGCGAACCGGAAGGCCGGCCGTGGCTTGTCGGGGAACCTCGTGCTGCTGGATGAGCTGCGGGAGCATCACTCGTTCGCGGCGTGGGGCGCGATCACCAAGACGACCATGGCCCGCGCGGAGGCGCTGATCCTGTGCCTGTCGAACGCGGGCGATGAGGCCTCGGTGGTGCTGCGGCACCTTCGGATGCTGGCGCACGCCGCGATCGGGGATCCGGACGGGATCAACGCGGCCGCGGGGCAGTCCTCGGAGGGGCTGACGGAGTTCGACCTTGACGAGGTCGCCGAGGCGCTCGAGGAGGACCTGGAGGACCTCGACCCGGAGGACCTCGACGCGGATCCGGACATGCTGTTCCTGGCGGAGTGGTCCTCCACTCCCGGGTGCGATCCGCGCGACCGGGACGAGTGGTGCTGGTCGAACCCGGCACTGGGTCACCCGAACGGGATCACCGAGCGCGCGATCGTCGGTGCGTTGAAGGCTGATGACCTGCGGACGTTCCGCGAGGAGAACCTGTGCCAGTGGAACGACGGCGTCGCAGACGGGCCCTTCCCGCCGGGTTCGTGGGAGCAGGGCCAGAACGTCCCCGAGGAGACGCCAGACGGTGCGCTTCGGGTCGCGGCGGCAGATGAGCTGCAAGGTCCACTCGTGGCGTGCGTGGACATGTCCGTGCAGCGTGCTCACGCGTGGATCGCCGTCGGCGGCTACCGGGCGGACGGGCTGCCGCAGGTGGAGATCGTCGCGAAGCGCGCTGGTGATGACTGGGTGCGTGAGTGGCTCCTGACAACGGGTGTCGAACGTGGCGTCACTGCCGTGACCGGCCAGGCGAAGGGCGCACCGATCAGCCCGCTGATCGCGACGCTGGAGGCTGAGGTCGCGTTCCCCATCGACGTGGTGCCGCTGGCGGGTTCGGACCTGCTGGAGGCGTTCGCGTGGACGTTCGACGCTGTCCGTGACGGGAAGGTCCGCCACAACCGTCAGGGCCCGTTGGATCGCGCCGCCGGCACCGCGAAGACGAACACCCTCTCTCAGGGCGCCAAGCTGCTGGACCGGCGCCACGCGGACATCGACGTGGCTCCGCTGCAGGCGTTCATCGGGGCGTACTGGCTGCTGGCTCGCCGACCGGCGAAGCCCGCTGCTCCCGCGCCTCAACTCCCCCTCGCTGTGCGCGAGTCGTGGGACGACGTGCCCGGGCAGACGTTGACCGGTGACCTGAACGACATCGAGTTCTGAGTGAGAGGGGGTATGCGATGACGGCTCCCACGACCCCCAGCGGGTACACCAGCGAGGTCACCTCGCAGTGGTGGGATGACGCTCAGCACGAGACGGCGCCGGAGCTGCGGTGGCCGAACAACATCGAGGTGTACGACAAGATGCGCCGCACCGACGCGCAGGTCATGTCGGTGCTTCGCGCGGTCACGCTCCCGATCCGGCGGACGGCGTGGCGGTTGGACCCGAACGGCGCTCGCGATGAGGTCGTGGAGTTGGTCGCGGAGGATCTGGGGTTGCCGATTGTGGGCCGTCAGACGTTGCCGCCGGTGCGGGCGCGGGATCGGTTCTCCTGGAAGGAGCACCTGTACCACGCGCTGCTGATGCTGCCGTTTGGGCACTCCCCGTTCGAGCAGGTGTACCGCATCGAGGACGGTCAGGTGCGGCTGCGGAAGTTGGAGTGGCGCCCGCCTCGGACGATATCGAAGGTGGAGGTCGCCGCGGATGGTGGTCTGGTGGCGCTGGAGCAGGTGTCGAGCACGACGGGGCGCGCGGCGCGCATGCCGGTGGATCGCCTGGTGGTGTACGTGAACGATCGTGAGGGTGGGAACTGGCTGGGTCAGTCGCTCCTGCGGACGGCGTACAAGCCGTGGATCCTGAAGGACCGGATGCTGCGGGTGCAGGCGCAGACGGTGGACCGCAACGGAATGGGTGTCCCGGTGTACACCGCCTCGGACCGCGAGATCGTCGGCGAGTCGGCAGAGGATCGGCAGCGGCGTGAGCAGCAGGAGGTCGCCCGGGGTCAGGAGATCGCCTCCAGTGTTCGCTCGGGTCAGACGGCCGGCGCGTCTCTCGCGCCGGGAGCGAAGCTCGAGTTGCTGGGCGTGTCCGGGACTCTCCCGGATGCCACTCCCCCGATTCGCTACTACGACGAGCAGATCGCACGCTCGGTCCTGGCGCACTTCCTGAATCTCGGCACGGAGACCGGCTCGTGGGCGCTCGGCTCGACGTTCGCGAACTTCTTCGTGGAGTCGCTGCAGGCGCTCGCGGGGTCGGTGGCCGATGTCGCGACTCAGCACGTGGTGGAGGACCTGGTCGATCTGAACTGGGGCGAGCGTGAGCGGGCGCCGCGTGTGGTGTTCGACGCGATCGGTTCGCAGCGTGACGCGACGGCGGAGGCCGTGAAGGTCCTCATCGATGCTCGCGCGATCACGCCGGACGAGCCGCTGGAGGACTTCTTGCGTCTGGCCTACGGGCTGCCGGCCGCGGCCCCCTCGACCCGTCAGCCCGACGTCGACGAGCAGGAGGAATCATGACGCGCAGCACGATGGACCCGCGGGCGATGCCCCCGGGTGGGTACCGGATGGAAGCGACCGGGCAGGACACCGCCGACGTCTACGTCTACGGAACGATCGGTGCCGGGTTCTGGTCTGACGGGGTGAGCGCGTCCGACTTCGTGCGTGAGCTCGCTGACCTGGACGTCTCCGAGATCAACCTGTGGGTGAACTCCCCGGGCGGGCTCGTGAAGGACGGGGTGTCCATGATGAACGCCATCGCGCGGCACTCCGCCCGGGTGGTCGCGCACGTCGATGGGCTCGCTGCCTCGGCGGCGTCGTTCCTGATCATGGCTGCTGACGAGGTGGTCATGGGCCGCGGGTCGGAGCTGATGATTCACGACGCGTCGAACATCGCGTGGGGTGACGCGCGGGTTCTGCGGAACGTGGCGGACCAGCTCGACAAGACGAGCGCGACTATCGCGTCGGTCTACGCCGAGCGCGCGGGCGGCACCGCGCAGGAGTGGCGTGAGGCGATGCTCGAGGAGACCTGGTACTCGGATGAGGAAGCGGTGGCCGCGGGCCTCGCGGACAAGGTCCTCACCCTCACCGGCGACACCGCCAGCACCGATGAGGCCGACGAGCCCGCCAACGCGGTCGCGCAGCTCGCGCGGGCCGCTGGCTTTGAGCACGCCGGCCGCGGTGATGCCCCCGCCCCCTACATGCCCCGCCGCACCGCGGCGGCAGCCGGACCCCGCCCGGCCAACCTGAACGGCGCCCTCGCGGCGCTCGCGTCCCTCTCGGGGGTCGCAACACCGCCGGCGCCGCCGGTGGATACCCATTCCTCAACAGGAAGCGAGGACGGCCCCATGGTCGACTTCATGAAGGGGGTCCGTGAGCGGCTGGGTGTGCCGGCCGACGCGAACCTGAACGATGAGCAGGTGCTCGCCGCGCTGGACGAGGCCCTGGCCGAGCAGAGCGACGAGCCCACGACGACTTCCGCATCGGCGCTGCCGGATGGTGCGGTGGCCATCGACAGCGAGGTGCTCGCCGGGCTGAAGGCTGACGCCGCCGCCGGTCGCGCCGCGCGCGACGAGCAGGAGAAGTCCGCTCGCGCTGCCCTGGTGGAGGCCGCCGTCGCGGACGGGCGCATCCTGCCCCGTCAGCGCGAGGGGTGGCTGAACAAGCTCACCCACGAGAAGGACGCCGCGGAGGCGCTCGCGAGCCTGGAGCCGGGTCTGGTGCCCACCAGTGCGAAGGGCTTCACCGGTGGGGTCGATGAGGCCCGTGACGAGGACGGTGACCTGTACGCGAAGGCGTGGGGCGCCCCGGAGCAGAAGGAGGCGGAGTGATGGCATCGCACATCCACATGTTCAAGCCCGGTGCGGCGGTGACGTGCGCCGCTGGCGCTGACATCACCGGTGGCCAGGTGGTGGCGATCTCGGGTGACCGGGAGGTGTCGCCGGCTGGCGCTGCGAGCACCGCGGTGTTCGGGGTGGCCGCGACCGACGTGAAGGACGGTGAGGACGTCCTCGTGCTGCGAGGTGGTGTTCAGGAGCTCGTGGCGTCGGCCGCGATCGCTGCTGGTGCCCGTGTCGCGGCTGCGGCCGGTGGGAAGGTCGCCACGGCGACCGAGAACACCATCGGCCTCGCGATCACCGCCGCGTCCGCGGCGGACGACAAGCTCCAGATCGCTCTGGACTGAGAGAGAAGGGAAGGCACATGGCGAACTCGCTGACCTACCCGGTCCCGGCGATCACCGGGACCGAGAATCTGTCCGCTGAGCAGATTCACCAGCTGCTGCTGTCCAAGTCCGCCGTCGCGCGGCGGGTGCGGACGCTGGCGGACCAGAGGTTCATCTCCGATGCCCTGCTGACGGGCCAGTACCGCACGGAGGGTGGGGCGATCCTGTACGAGACGGGAGAGCCGATCTTCCCCGAGGGTGACCCGGAGGTCATCGCGCCGGGTGGTGAGTACCCGCTGGAGCAGATCACCACGGGTGAGCTCGCGGCGGCGAAGGTCGACAAGTGGGGCAAGGACTACCCGATCACGGATGAGTCCATCAAGCGCCGCGGGATCGACCCGGTCAACAAGACCCTCACCCGCGCGGTCAACGGGATGGTGCGTCACACCGACGGGACCTCGCTGGGTGTGATCGCCTCGAAGGTGACCGCGACCAGTGCGGCGTCCGCCGGGTGGACGACCGCGTCCGCGATCGCCCGTTCGGTCGAGCTCGCGAAGGCGCGCGGTGAGGAGTCCGGTGAGGGACACGTCTTCGACACGATCGTCCTGACGCCGACGAACTACGCGACGGTGATGAGCCTGTTCCTCGATGCGGGGCTGCTGCCTCGTGAGGCGGCGAACCCGCTCATCACGGGCCGCTGGCCGGAGGTGCTCGACATGCGGTGGCTGCGCTCGGCGCACGTGCCCACCTCGGCGCCCATGCTGGTGGACAGCGACGAGCTCGGGGGCATGGCCAACGAGAACCTCGGTGGCCCCGGGTACGCCTCCGCTGGCCGCTCGATCGAGACGAAGGTCATCCGCGACGACAAGACCGACAGCTACCTCGTGCGGGTGCGTCGCGTCTCGGTGGCCGTGGTGACCGACCCGTCCGCGGGTGTCCTGATCACCGGGACGGGCCTCTGATGGCCGCGGCGAAGAAGTGGGCCGTGAAGGCCCCGCAGATCGTCGTGAAGGTCGAGGGCGCCCAGGGTGGCGAGGTGTACCTGCGCAAGGGCCGGGTGCTCCCCGCGACCGTGAAGCCCGAGGAGGTCAAGCGGCTCGCGAGCCTCGGCCTGGTCGTCGAGGTGAAGGAGTCGCCCAAGGAGCAGGCGCCAGGTGGCGACGGTGGCGACGGCGGCTCCGCCGGCGCCAGTGCCAGCGGCGACAGCGGGAAGTAGCGAGGGAGGGGGCGTCATGCCGGGAGACTTCGCGACGAAGGACGACATCGTGAACGCGTGGCGCCCCCTCAGCGCTGGGGAGGAGCGTCGGGCTGACTACTGGCTCGAGGTCGCTTCCCGCAGGATCCGCAACCGGTGGCCGGACGTCGACGCGCGGCTTGCGCTGCCCGTGGGTGACCCGAGGGCGCTCGCTGAGTTCGACGTGCGGGACGTCGTCGTGCCTCTGGTCATCGAGGTGCTCGGTGGTCCACCGGTCCCCCATGCGACGTCGTTCAGCATCACCTCGGGTGTGGAGTCCCGGTCGGTCACTCTCGCGAAGTCGGGGCCGGCGGACCTGGCTCTGTTCGAGCCGTGGATGGTGGAGGTGTTCGAGGGGAAGGCGGATCCTGCCCCTCAGCCCTCCGGCCGGTTCCCCGAGCCGTGGGAGCCGTTCGCCGAGTGGCGGGAGTGACCGGTGAGCTTCTGGGACCTGCACACCCGAGCGGTGACGGTGACCTCCACGACCTACGGGGAGCCCGGACCCACGGGCGTGCCGACGATGGTCACGACCCCTCGCGTGATCGAGGGCGTGAACGTGCAGCAGGTCGGCACGAGCGAGTCGGTGGGCAGTCAGACCCTGGTCACGGGGCGGTGGCGGGTGTCCTGCCCGGCCCTGGCCCTGTGGGTGCAGCCGGGTGACCCTGTGACGCTCGATGGTGACTCCGCGGAGTACTTCGTGGAGGGTGAGCCCGCGCACTTGCGCGGCGGGGTGCTGGATCACACCGAGTTCGTGGTGTCCTCGCGGCGGAAGGGGGCGTGATGGCCAGGAAGCAACCGTTGGATGTCGACGCGCTCGCCGCCCGCGCTCTGGAGTCTCCCGCGGTGCGGGAGGCGTTGCGGCGCCGCGCGGAGCAACTCCTGCCCCGCGCGCAACGGCTCGCGTACACGGCCGGCGCGAACTCGTTCGCGAAGTCCCTGCGGGTGGAGCAGGGCACCCGGCCCGGCACGAAGGCGAAGAACGGCCTGCAGCGGCCGTTCGCGCGGGTGGTGGGTGACTCCACGGACGAGATAGCCCGGGCGGATGCGGCCGCGAAGCTCACGCGCCGGCAGATCCTGCGCAGGGCCGCTCGTGGGTAGGTGGCCGAACGCCCAGCAGATCGTGCTGGAGTGGCTGCGCTCGCGGGGCGTCCTGCCCACGGCTGGGCTCCTGACTGAGGAGCCAGCCAACGGTGACCCGCCCCTGCCTCGGGTCGTCATCGAGGTCCCTGCGCAGTCCTCCGACGGGCTCAACCGCGAGGTCGACATCGAGTTGACCGCCGTGGCGTCGTCGCTGGACGCCCTGCGCAGCCTCACCTCTGACCTGACCTCGGCGATGTGGGCGCTCGCGGGTAGTGGTACCGCGGCTGGCTATGTCGATGAGGTGCGGGAGGAGTTCGGGTTCGGTGATGAGCCGAGTCCGAATCGCGGGGTTCGTCGCGCGATTGCGACGTTCTCTGTCGTCGTCCGGCCGAGCGCCTGACACCACCACCGTTCAACCAATTTCGCCCCCATGGCGGTCTCTCCGGGCCGTGTGGGGGCTTCGTCGTGGAAGGGGCGTCTCATGCCTGATTTCAACCCGGAGCTCAACAACCAGTCGGTGCGCAAGTGGGCGAAGCAGAAGCTGTGCGTGGGACCGCGTTCGCTGCTCTCGCCGGATCCGTTCGCCTCGGGTCTGTTCGGCGTCGATCACCTTCCGATCGCGGTCCCGGCCGGATTCCTGGACCTCGGCTACATCACGACCGACGGCGTGACCGATTCCGACTCGATCTCGGCCGAGGGCACGCAGATGCTCCAGACCCTGGACGACGTCCGTCGGGACCTGACGGCGCGGGAGCGGACGCTGTCGCTCACGTTCGGTGAGCGCAACGCGTGGACGCGGGCGCTGCGGGCTGGGGTGCCGTTCGAGGACTGGCCCGTGGACAAGTACGGCGCGACGGACTACGTCGAGGGCATGGACTCCGAGGAGGACTTCGAGGAGCTGGTGTGGCTGCTGTACAAGCAGGACTACACCGGCCCGAAGGCGGTGTTCGGGGTGGAGGTGTTCTTCCGAGGGAAGATCACGAGCCTGACCGACCGGACCCGCAGTCGGACCGCGGTGGACGGTGTCGGCCTCACGATCAGCCTGCTGCGTGATGACGTCTTCGGCGTGAAGCGCGAGGCGGAGGACGGTCCGGGTATCGGTGCCGGCTCCACGCTGCCGCAGGTCGCGACGATCACCCCGGCGGAGGCTGTCCCGGGCGACCTCGTCCGGATCGACGGCTCGCACCTGGGGACGGCGACTGACGTCACGTTCGCGGGCACCTCGGTGGCTGACCTCGAGGTGGCGAGTGCGTCGACGTTGTACGCGATCGTCCCGTCCGTCTCGGCCGGCACGACCGCGGTCGTGGTCTCCTCCCCGGCTGGGGACTCGGCCACGTTCAGCTACGAGGTCGGCGGCGCCTGAGCCTGCCGCTTCGTGTGTGACCGCGTGGCCCGGGTGGTGCGGGGAACCCCGCCCGGGTCACGCGCTGTTGGTTCCCCAGGTTCCCCAGGATGTGAGGCACGGTCATGGTCAATCGAGCGACGCGACGCAAGGTCGCCCGCAAGCAGTTCCGCGAGAAGCTCGCCGAGCAGGTCATCGGTGAGGACTGGCTGGTGGAGGTCGAGCTGGAGAACAGCGAGGCGTCGATCTTCCTGCGTCCCACGTGTCAGCTCGATGCGATCGACGAGGACCCGGAGTCCTTCGGCGCGAAGGTGAAGGCTGCGCAGACGGCGCATGACCTCGCGTTGGTGGCCCTCGGGGAGTACCCGGAGGTCGGCGCGGAGGACCAGCTCACGATGTGGCTGGGCGACGGCGGGACCGTGCAGGATCTGCTGATCCTGTTCCGGTCGGAGTCGGACGCGCTGGGTGAGCGCCTGGGAAAGTTGCGCTTGGCGCCGTAGAGGCGCTTCTCGGGGAGCACCCGGAGGCGGTCGAGGCAGCGTTGCTGCAGACGTACTCGCCGCGCGACCCGGTCGCGGAGGCGATGGTCGGCGAGATCACTCCCCGCCAGTTGCGGGTGATGATCGAGCATCTGCCACCGGGGAACGCGTGGCAGCGGGCGGCCTACGGGCCGTGGGGTGACAGTGAGCGGCTCCAGGCGGACACGTCCAACCGGCTGCGGGACATGCTGCTGTTGCAGTCGCGGCAACTGTCTCTGGTCGCTGGCGCGCTGAAGGTGAACAGCCTGCAGGTCGGGAAGCCCGAGTACATCACTCCACCCGAGCCGGTCGGGGCCAAGGACGTGGTCCGAGCGGATCTGGATCGCGCCTACGAAGAGCAGGTCGCCGCGGAGCTCGATGCCGTGATGCATCGCGAGTAAGCGGCAGCAATCCGACGTCGAGGGGAGGGCCTTCACGTGGCTGGTGATGTGCAGTGGCTGGATGTCCTCCCCTCGATGGAGGGGTTCGGGAAGGCTCTCAAGACCGGTGCTGACAGGGCCGCGAAGGACGCCGGGAAGTCCGCTGGGCTCGCGTGGGCGAAGAACTTCGATGACGCAGCGAGCACCGACGCCGAGGCGAAGCGCGTCACGGAACTGGAGCGCGCTGCCAAGACCGCGCAGCGCGTGGTCGACACGGAGACGCAGAACATCGCCAAGGCGCGCGCGGCCCAGCGCGACGCGGCCGCGCGCGTCCTAGACGCTGAGGGGCGCCTGGTGAAGGCCCGCGAGTCGGGCGACACCAGCAAGGTCGAAGCGGCGGAGCTGCGCCTCGAGGGAGCGCGTGAGCGGTCCCGTGCGACGTCACTGAAGGTGGAGTCCGCCGAGGGTGCCCTCCGCGCCGCGTACCAGGAACAGCGCGACACGCTCGGGCGCCTGGATGAGGCGCAGCGGGACAACCGCACCGAGACCGGGAAGACCGAGGGCGCGTGGGACAAGCTGCGCGGCGCGTTCAAGAAGAGCGACGACGCCGCCGGCGACGCCGAGGGCAGCCTGAAGAAGGTCGTCACCCAACTGGCGCTTGCTGCTGGTGCCGCCGCCACGTTCGCGGCCGCGTGGGGTGGCGCGATGGACCTCTCGGCGTCCGAGGCGACGCTGGAGGCGTCTCTGGGGTTGAGCGCCGAGCAGGCGGAGATCGCTGGCGACGTCGCCGGTGGGCTGTTCGCGGACTCCTACGGCGAGTCGATGGGCGATGTGACCGGCGCCGTCGAGGCGGTCATGTCCAGCATCAAGGGGATGCGCGAGGGCACCGAGGAGGACATCTACGCGATGTCCGAGCGGGCGCTCGCGTTCGCGGACATCATGGGCGCGGATGTGGAGGAGTCCACGCGTTCGGCTGCGCAGCTGATCAATCAGGGTCTCGCTGCTGATGGTGTGGAGGCGTTCGACCTTCTGGGTGCGGCGTTGCAGCAGGTGCCGTCGGCCTTGCGGGGCGAGGTGCTCGCGGCGTCGGATGAGTACTCGACGTTCTTCGCGCAGCTGGGTCTGGATGGTCCGGAGGCGGTGGGGCTGCTGGTTTCGGCCAGCGAGGATGGTCAGTACGGCATCGACAAGATGGGCGATGCGCTCAAGGAGCTGACGATCCGGTCGACGGACATGTCGTCGACGTCGGTGGAGGCCTACGAGGCCGCTGGGTTGTCCGCTGAGGACATGTCGGCGAGGTTCCTCGCGGGTGGTGAGGACGCGAACGCGGCCCTGGGTGAGCTGGTGGACGGGCTCCTGGGGATCGAGGATCCGACGGATCGAGCAAACGCCGCGATCGCGCTGTTCGGGACGCCGCTGGAGGATCTCGGCACCGAGGGGATTCCGGAGTTCCTGTCCTCGCTGTCGGGGGCGGATTCGGCGCTGAGCGACTTCGCGGGCACCTCGGGTGAGGTGACGGATGCGGCATCGAAGACGGTGGACCCGATCGAGGGCGTGAAGCGCGCGTTCATGGGTGTGCTCGCGGAGGGTGTGCAGCCTCTGGTGGAGCCGCTGCAGGCAGTGGCGTCGTGGGCTACGGAGAATCCCGGGCTCATGCAGGGCGTGGCGATCGCGCTGGGTGTGTTCGCGGGCGCCCTGGGTGTGGCTGCGGTCGCACAGTGGGCGATGAACTCCGCGATGCTCGCCTCCCCCATCACGTGGATCATCCTGGGGATCGTCGCGATCGGCGCCGCGGTGGTGGCGCTGGTGAAGAACTGGGACTCGGTTTCTGCGTGGCTGATGGACACCCTCGGTCCGGTGGCCGACTGGTTCGTCGGTGCGTGGAACTGGATGCTCGAGGCTGGCCAGGCCGCGTGGGAGGGCATCAAGACCGCCGCGCAGTGGGCGTGGGAGAACGTCCTCTCCCCCGTGTTCACCGCGGTTGACGACGTGATCACGAACGTGGTTGGCCCTGCCATGACGTGGCTGTGGGAGAACGTGTTCGTCCCTGCGTGGGACGGGATCAAGTGGGCGTTCGAGGTCGCGTGGAACGTGATCAAGCTCGGCCTGGACGCGATGAAGCTCTACTTCGAGAAGGTCATCGCGCCGGTCGCCACCTGGTTGTGGGAGAAGGTGTTCCAGCCCGCGTGGGATGGGATCAGCGCTGGCGTGACGTGGATGTGGGACGAGGTCGTCAAGCCGGTGTTCGACTCCCTTTCCGGGTTCGTTGAGGACGTCGTTGCCCCGGGCATCGCGCGTGGTGTGGAGATCGTGAAGGGCATCTGGGATGGGCTGATGAGCCTGTTCCGCGCCCCGATCAACTGGGTGCTGGAGACGGTCTGGAACAACGGGATCGTGACGGTGTTCGAGAACGTCGCGAAGGCGATCGGCTCGGACGCTCGACTTCCGCAGGCGAGCCTGATCGGCGCCCCGTCCTCGAGTGGGTCTGGTGCATCGCGTGCACCTGCCGGCGTCGGTGCACGGGCGTTTGCTCGGGGTGGCTACGCGGCTCCTGGGTGGGCGCTGGTCGGTGAGGAGGGTCCGGAGCTGGTGAACTTCACCAGCCCGGGGCGGGTGTACACGGCCGTAGAGACCGCGCACGCTCTCGCTCACGGTGAGGACCTCTCGCCGGAGCTGTCGCGGCGCGCGGCGGGCGCGTCCCCGTCGCAGGCTCTGGCACCGATGGGTGACAACATCGTTCAGCGGGTCGGCTCGGCGATCGGCTCCGCAGTGTCGTCTGCGGCGTCTGCTGTGACCTCGTGGGTGCGCGGCGGGCTGGCCAGTGCCGCCGGTCTCGTCCTGGACCCGGTGAAGGCTCTGATCGGGAACACCGTCTCCACCTGGGGCACGTTCGGTGAGCTCACAGGTGGGGCCGCGACTCGCCAGATCGACAACCTGCTGGAGTGGATCCGCGGGAAGGACGAGGCCGCGACCGGCCCGGGCGGCATCGGCGGCCCACCGCCCGGAATGGACGGGTGGGTGCGCCCCTCGCGCGGACCCGTGACCTCACGGTTCGGTCCCCGGTGGGGCGGCACTCACGCCGGTATCGACATCGCCGGCGGTGGCCCAACCTTCGCGATGCACGACGGCGTCGTGTACCGCACCGGGTCAGGGATCCTCGCCGGCCGCACCGGCCTGGGCATTGGGATCGACCACGGAGGTGGCACCTTCACCTACTACGGGCACAACCCGATCGGTGGAATCCAGGTGCAGCCTGGTCAGAAGGTCACCGCTGGGCAGCACATCGGCTACCAGGGCGCCACGGGCAACGTCACCGGCATCCACCTGCACGCGGAACTACACCGCGGTGGGTGGGGCCGCGCCGTCAACCCGGAGTCGCTCGGTGTGTTCGACTCCGGCGGCTACCTGCAGCCCGGCGCCTTGGGGATGAACCTCTCAAACGCACCCGAGCCGGTCCTGACCGGGCAGCAGTGGGACGACATCCACACGCTCGCGATGCGCGGCGCCACCGCCGGGCGGATGCACCCGGACGACATCACCGCGCTCGCCCGCACCATGGCGAGCGAGCTCGGGCTCACACTCGGGCCGATCGCTGACGGCTACCGCGACCTGCGGGACACGACTGACGGCGCCCGCCGGCGCTCGCGGATGGGGTGACGATGGCGATTCAGTGGGGTTCGTGGGCGTCGGGTTCGTCGTACACGCAGTCGCGTGTGGGAATCGATGTCGTTCGTTCCGGGGGGACGGTGACGGCGCGGTTCTACGACGCGTCGAACGCGCCGGTGACGGGTGACAGTCGCACGTTGTCCCGCACGGGTGGGTCGACGTCGTACTCGGTGACCTACGGCAGTGGTGGTGGGACGACGTTCATCGAGTCGGTGAACTACTCGATTGCGGCTGGTGCGTCTCTGACGATCAGTGCGTCGGTGTCGGGCGTGTTCAACGGTGCGGCGCCGTCGGTCTCGGTGTCGGTGTCGCGGCCGTTCGATGCGCCGGCGGCGCCGGGGACGCCGTCGGTGGCGCGGTCGTCGGACACTCGGCAGGTGGTGTCGTGGTCGCGGAATGCGACGACGGCGGCGCCGTACTCCTCTCAGCGTGTGCAGCGGCGAGACTTCACGGGTTCGTGGGGTTCGTGGCGTGAGATCGCGTCAGTGTCGTCGTCGGCGACGTCGTACACGGACAACGGAACTGTGGCTGACCGGGCCTACCAGTACAGGGTGCGTGCGGTGAACTCGACCTCATCTGCGACGTCGGGGCAGTCGGACACGGTCTATACGACGCCGGCTGCGCCGTCGGGGTTGGTGGCGAGCAAGTCCGGTACGGGTGATGTGATCCTCTCGTGGACGAACAACGCTCGGGTGTCGGGGTACGAGACTCGAGTGATCTACCGGTACGAGGATGGGGCGTGGTCAGACGAGATCGCGGTGGCCTCGGGTGTGAGCACATACACGTTCACGGGGGCAGATCCGACGCGTCGGATCGAGTTCCACGTGCGAGCTCGCACCACCGATGGGTCGAATCTGTATTCGGGGTACGCCGCCTCGGGGTGGGTGCAGTTGCAGACGCCGCCGGATCCGCCGTCGGGGTTGTCGCCGTCGGGTGGTGCTGGTGACGCGACGGAGGCCGTGGGTCTGTCGTGGACGCATGTGCCGGCGGACACGAGCCCGCAGCGTCAGTTCGAGTTGCGGCATCGTGAGTCAGGCGGCTCGTGGGTGACTGTTGGTCCCGTGGCTGGTGGATCGCCATCGTGGTCGTTGCCTGCTGACTCCTACAGCAATGGTGCGATCGTGCAGTGGCAGGTGCGCACGTGGGGGGATCACGAGGACCCGTCGTCATGGTCGGCCACGGCCACATTCACGATGTCGGCGCGTCCGACTGTTGTGATCTCGGCCCCCGACGGTGGTGTGGTGGAGACGTCCTCTGCAGAGTTGTCGTTCGCGTACTACCAGGCGGAGGGGAAGCCGCAGGCGGCGTACCGGTGGTCGCTGGACCCGGGTGGGTCTGGCACGGTCTCCGGCTCCGGCTCGAGTCGCACCCTGGCCGGGTTGACCGATGGGCGTAGCTACACCGTGACGGTGGAGGTTCAATCCTCCGCGGGGTTGTGGTCGGCACCGGAATCGGTCTCATTCGCGGTGGAGTACGCGGCGCCACCGCCGGCTGTGCTGGAAGTGGAGTTCGTCCGGGAGTCCGGTGCTGCAGTGATCACGATCAGCACACCGTCAGGCACACCGGCGGCGGAGTCGGTCACGCTGGAGCGTCGGGTGAACGGCCGCGACTGGCACACGGTGACGGAGGGCCTCGCGCCGAATGTGACCGTGGTGGATCCAGTGCCGTCCATTCGGGGTGTCACGGAGTACCGCGCGGTGACGGTGTCGCCGTTGCCATCCACCGGGACGGGGCCGGTGGCCGTTCTGGAGGTCGCGGAGCCTGGGTGGGTGTTCGTGAACTGCGGGCCTGGTTGGGAGTCCGTGCGCCGCTTCTGGGGGAACCCCCGGTTGTCCGCTCGTGCCTCCCGGCCGCGCGCCCTGCAGGCGTTCGCTGGCCGAACGGATCTGGTGGAGATGTCCGGCGATCGGCAGGACCTGGAGGTCACGGTGTCCGGGGTTCTCACGCCGGACAGTTCGACCGTGGAGGAGATGGAAGAACTCGGCCTCACACCGGGCGAGGTGATGTACCGCGCCCCGGACGGTCGCCGTGTCATCGGATCGATCGGGGAGGTGTCCACCGGATGGATGGACCGTCATCGGTCCTCGGTGTCGTTCACCGTGACGAGGGTGCGACGTGAGCCGTAGCGTCGGGGTCGCCCTGCCGGGCGTGAGCAACCCCCTCTGGGCTGCTGCTGGGGACCCGCTGAGTTCATCCCGGATCACGCGGTTCTGGGTGGAGACCCTCACGCCAGACGAATTGTCCTACGGCATCCTCGACGGCGTCACGGGCGGCTCTGTGGAGTTCTCCGCGTCCGCACGGGTGAAGGCCTCCGGGTCGATCACCCTGCACAGCAGCGAGGTCCCGGCGCAGCCGTGGCTCACGATGCGGCTGCGGCCCTGGATGAGCGTCACCGCGGGTGGGCAGGAGTTCACCTGGCCCCTCGGGGTCTACCTGCCCTCCGCCTCCACGCAGCAGTGGACCGAGACCGGCTTGACTCTCCCGGTCGAGCTGATCGACAAGGTCGCGGTCCTGGACGACGACAAGCTCGAGAGCACCTTGGCGCTCGCGGCGGGATCAGTGGTGACGGATGAGGTGCGGGCGTTGATCAGCGGTGCAGGTGAGTATCCGGGGAGCGTGACCGACTCGGATGCGACGTTGAGGTCTGCGCAGGTTTGGGAGGCGGGCACGCCGCGGTTGACGGTGATCAACGACCTGTTGGCGACGATCAACTACCGGTCCCTGTTCTGCGACGGTTACGGGTCGTTCCGGGTGGAGCCGTACCAGCGTCCGGCGGCTCGGCCACTGCGGTACGACCTGCTCGATGATGCGTCGTCGATCTACTCCCCGGAGTTCACGATCGATGAGGACATGTCGAGCATCCCGAACCGTGTGGTGGCGATCGCGTCGACGGCGGAGTCGGAGCCGATGGTGGCGGTGGCGGAGAATCTGGATTACTCCTCGCCGTACTCGATCGGGTCTCGCGGTCGGGTGATTGCTCCTGCTCCGGCGCAGGTGGAGGCGACGGATCAGGCTGCGTTGGACGGGATCGCTCGCCGTCGCCTGATCGAGGCGTCCACTCCTACGCAGACGGTGGCGGTGTCGATCCTGCCGGTGCCCTTGGAGCTCTTGGACGCGGTGAGGCTGCGCAACCAGGCCGCGGCGCATGACGAGCGGCACTCGGTGCAGAGCATCCGGGTGGAGTTCGATCCGCTGGCGTTGATGACGGTGCAACTGCAGAGGGTGGTGGACCTGTGACCCTCCACGGTGAGCTGACGAACGTCAACCGGCGCATCGACGACCTCGCACGAAGCCTCCCCCGCTACCGCTTCGCGACCATCACCGCCACGGCGCCGGTCAGGGTCCGGCTCGACGGCGACTCCGAGCCGCTCCCCATCACCCCGCCCTCGCTCGTGGACCACTCGACGCTGACGATCGGCGACCGCGTCGCCGTTCGCCTGCACTCCGGCCAGCTCCTGCTCGAAGGCCGCGTCTACTCCTGACCATCACACACCCGCCCCCACCGAGATCGGTGGGTCCTTCGCGCTGCCCTTGAGGAGGCCGCCCGTGACCGTCCTACCCGTAGACGCCGCAACCGGTGACGTGACCCGCGCCATGCGGCACACCGCCGAGATGAGAACCCTCGTGGAAGCCGCCCAGGCCGACCTCGTGGCCGCCCAAGAACGCCTCACCACTGCGGTGAAGGCCGAATCCACCGCCCGCGCCGCTCTCGATGCGGCGCTCGCTGTAGCTGCTGAGGGGGTGGGCTCGTGACGTACTTTCCGTGGAACTCGTTCGCGCTGACGGACGTGGAGGGGCGTCGGCCTCTCGCATCGCAGGTGGTGTCAATCGCGGACTACGAGACGGGTGAGCCTGTGACCCCGCTGGACGCGGGGATGCAGCCCACGACGTTGGTGACGGGTCCGATGGGGCAGGTCGGGAAGTTCTGGACGGAGGACCACGACGCGATCACGTTGACGGCGGGTGGTGTGGAGCATTGGCTCATTCATCCGACGCGGATGCGCAAGGGAGAGAAGGGCGACCAGGGAGATCGGGGGGAGCCTGGCCCCTATGGCGGCACGGTGGTCACGGATCCTCAGGTGGCGTCCTACGTCGCGGGGATGTCCGAGACTGCGGTGGCGCTGAATCATACGTTCTTGTCGAAGACGGCGAGCCGCACATTGGTGGTCGAGGACTTCTTCGTTGATGGGGACTCCGACAATGAGACCTGGCAACGGGCGGTCGATGCTGCGATCGCGACGGGTGGGCACTGCACGATCCAGGGCACCAAGCCGCTGTACGTCCTGGAGCACGAGATCGACATCCGGGGCCTGGATACGGTGCTCATCATCGGGCTGGGGTGGCGAGGCACGACGTTCATGGGCGACGGCGAGCACTACTGGGAGGACAACACGCAAGGGCTGCGGGCCGCGTTCCACGTGCCCCCTGGACCCGGTGCGAACGTCACGGGCGTCGTGTTCCGGGCGCTGCGGTTTGAGGGCGGGCTGAACACGACCCTGAGTGGCTTCGTGCGCGAGCCAGACAAGATCACCCCCGGCTCCTACGATCACGGCGCGATCCGCGCTGCGGTCGAGTTGAACGGCAACCTCGTGCCGAACGAGTCGACCAACCCCACAATCCGCGGCGTGTATGTCGTGGACTGCGAGATGTACGCCCTGCCGATGCTCCCGCTGCACTTCCGGGGCGTGTCTGAGTCGGGGATGATCGACTGCCGCCTGGAGCGCAACCGCGACCCCGGCTGGCTGTTCTGCCAGGGCGTGCGCGTCACCGGGAACACCATCCGCTGGTCGCAGGACAACGGCATCAGCCTCTCGCGCGGCTGCACTCAGTTCGTGATCGCCAACAATGATGTCTACGGCTCCTACTTCGGGGGCATCCACGTGGCCGGCTTCGGGGGTGACGCCGGCCCGTCCTATGGCGTGGTAGTCGGAAACACGATCCGGCACTCAGCCATGTACGGGATCAGCGCCGAAAAGGCACCGGTGGCGATGGTCATCACTGGCAATGTGATCGACGGCGTGAACCAGGGCGCGCCGGGCACCAGTTGGGAGACAGACAGCCTGAGCAACCGCTACGGCTCGGGCATCCTCGTGGCTGGCGACCACGAGACGGGCGCGATAGCCAAGGCTGTGGCCGTCACGGGAAACACCGTCATCCGCGCCGATCGCGTGGGCATCTGCTACTTCCTGACCGAAGACCTGACGATCACGGGCAACACGATCATGGACTCCGGAGTCGCCACCCTGCCGGTTTCTGGCGAAGCCGTCCCGCTCTCGCCTGTGCGCAACATCGGCATCGGCATGGCGTCGGGTTACCAGTCCGCCGCGACTCACACCGTCGTCACGAACAACAACATCGTGGACCGACGCGAGATCCCGCTCATGTTCTACGGCATCCACGACGGCGACGTTGCCGACACCGAACGATGGGGCAACACCGTCGTCGGCGCGCAAGTCCGCTACGTGGAGACCTGGAGGGCGAAGGACCAACTGGATGTGGGGTCCAGCGAGGCCACTGCGCCCGTCCTGTCGATCCACTCAGCGAGTGGCATCTACCGGCAGATCACCTCCTACGAGGATGGCGAACTACGAGGGCGTCTCAGGTGGGCGGCGTCCTCGAACTTCGAGGTCGTCACGGTGGACAACGCTGGCGTGGAGACCGCAGCCGTCACCGTGGCCCGCCTCACCGCACAAGCCCGGTTCGCCGCCCCTCCGCGCCTGCCGTCCTACACCACAGCGAACCTCCCCAGCAGCAGCACCATGGGCGCCGGCGCCATGCTGTTCGACACCACCCGCGGGAAGGTCCTCGTCTCCAACGGGTCCGCGTGGCGCAACCTCGACGGCACCGCACCCTGACTCACCCTTCGACGCCCGCACTCCTCACGCGAGGGTGCGGGCGTCACCCATACCCCGAGGGAGGCGTGCTCGTGGTGTTCCTGTCGCCGGCGCTCGCGGTCTTGCGTGATCAGCTCAACGCCACCTATCCGGGGCGTGACCGGTCGGCGGATGGGTGGATCGGGGACGCCGCCCACGCCTCCCGGGTCTCGGATCACAACCCCGACCCGGAGGCCGGTGGCATCGTCCGCGCCCTCGACGTCGACGAGGACCTCCACGGCCCATCGTCGGTGGACCAGGCGGGCACCCTCGCGGCGCTCGCGGCGGCACTGATCGAGGATCCGCGTACCCGGTACGTGATCTACGAGAGCCGCATCTGGGCCAACCCCGCCGTCTACCCGTCCAGCGGCGGGCGGTGGCGGCCCTACACCGGCAGCAACCCCCACACCCGCCACCTGCACCTATCCGTGCGGCACGGGCGGGTGTGGGACCACGACGCCACTCCCTGGCAGATCGGAGCACGCATGCACTCCCCCATCCGAGGCGGGCGCGTCACCAGTCCCTACGGCACCCGCAACGGCACCATGCACGCCGGGATGGACATCGCCCCCACCACCCCCGGCCGGGCGCCCGTGTATGCGACGTTCGCGGGGACCATCGAGCGGCTCGTGCGAGGACGCCAACCCGGGGACACCTCCCGCACCAACGAGCTCGCGCCCTACCGCACCGGCAACGGGGCACGTGTGCGCAACCCCGACGGTGAGACCCAGTTGTACGGGCACGTCGACGTACTGGCCACCCTCAAGGCAGGCTCCAAGATCGCAGCGGGTGACCTGCTGGGGTACACCGACCTGTCCGGCACCACCACCGGGCACCACGTCCACTACGAGGAATGGACCAGCAGCGGGGCGACACGTGACCCGCAGGTCTCCTTCGACCACTACGGCATCACCCCCGGCGCCGATACCGGCCAAGCCGCCCCGGCCCTCGCCCCCGAGCACCGCGACGCGCTCACCGCCCTCGGCTACGCCACCCTCACCGACTACCAGACCGCCCAAGGCCTGCACCCCGACGGGATCGCCGGCCCCATCACCATCGCTCACCTGGAGGACACCATGGCCACAATCAACGACCTCGCGCGCGACATCGCGGAGGTGAAGAACCTCCTGGCGATCGGCCGCCCCGTGGCCGCCAACTGGTACGCCCGGGTGCTGGCCGAGGCGAAGGACTCCGCGAAGGCCGCCGCGAAGGACTCTTCTGCCACCATCACCAAGCTCGCCCGCAAGGACCTCACGGAGATCCACTTCCGCACCGCCGACTCGGACCTGTGGTGCGTGGCCTGGTGGGGCACCGGCACCTGGGCGCGCGTCCCCACCGCGGACACCTGGAAGCGGCACAACGGTGTCTTGGATCACCTCGGCCTGTCCGACACCCGCGCGGTGGCCACCTGGGAGGAGGTCTCCGGCGCCGCGGGGTCCCTCGTGCACGACCCGGCCGCATTCGGCCGGCAGGTCCCCTGGCCGCCCTACCCCGCCACCTCCGAGACCGTCACCCTGCCCGTCGCGACCGAGAGCTGAGGCGCGGCCGTTGCCCCCGATCGAGCCGGACGCCCCGTGGTGGGTGAACATCCTCGTGACCGTGTTGGCGATCGCCGCGACCTCCGGTGGCACGGTGTGGGTCGCCACCCGCAGCACACGCCGCAAGGTCAACTCCATCGAGCACGAGGTGAAGCCCAACTCCGGCAAGAGCATGGCGGACGCCGTGAACCGCGTCGAAGACATCGTCACCCAGCAGGCCGAGCGCCTGGCCGGCCTGGGCCGCGACGTCGGTGGGATACGGCAGGAGATGCGCCAAGAGCGCACAGAACGGCAAGACGTCGAGCGTCGCCTCGACGAACACATCCAGGAATCCCCCCGCCGCATCGAACTCGGGATCCTGCGCTGGAAGAACCAACACCCCAACGACACCCTCTAGGGAGACCTCACCGTGCATTCGATCCTGACCACCGCCTGGTGGGTCGCTGCTGGGCAGCGCGCCGCCTACACCGCCCTCGCCGCCCTCCTGCCCGTCGCGGCCCTGCTCGTCGCCGGGCAGGCCGACCCGCTCGAGGTCCTCTCCCTCGTCGCAATGAGCATGGTCGCGTCCCTGCTCACCTCCCTCGCCGGCCTGCCCGAGCTGGGTGACCGCACCCCGCCCCTGTGGCTCGCAGCCCTGATCCGCGTGGTGAAGACGGCCGCGCAGGTCGCCGTCGCCGCGATGGGCACCGCGGTCCTGCTGACCGAGGTCGAGTGGGGCACCGTAGGCATCCAGGTCGCCGGCGCCGCCCTGACCACCCTGGTGCGGGTCCTGATGGAGCACCTCCCCGAGACCGACCCCGTGCTCACAGTCGAAGTCGCCACTGACCAGATCGACGTCTGATGGCTACGCAGACCGACGTCGACGGCGTGTGGCTTTGCGACTGCGGATGCGAGCACACCGCCGAGACCGCCGCGGTCGAATGCTCCGAGCAGTGCGCCACCGACCAGGACACCTGCCGCCAGATCACCCACCACCGACGCCCGTAGCGGGCTGCGTTGACCCGCGCTTCGATGTAGCGTGCAGCCTCATGGCCGACGACGATGCTCCGAGCGACTACAAGCGGGCCAGCGAGCGCCGACGGGCGGAACAGCGGCGACTCGCCCAGGAATGGTTGAACGAGAAGTGGGTGGGAAGCACCGCCTGCCCAATCTGCACCCAGGACGAGTGGACGGTCACACCCCTCATCCGAGCCGACGAGTTGGCCGCCAGCCCAAACACGATCGTGGTTGGCGGCCCGGTGTATGCCACGTTCCATGTGATCTGCACGAACTGCGGCTACGTACACGTACTCAATGCCGGGTTCGCCGGAATCCCTGTCGACCCCTACGACCAGGAGTCCGGACCACGATGAACGATGCACGTCGGTTCGTCGACCTGCCAGCGGGGCGCCTTCAACTTCCCAATGATCCGGAGGATTCATTCCCGATGAGGACCAAGGACTGGCAGCGGATCCGCAGTCGCGTCGAGTCACTCGCATCCAAACGGCGCGACTACGCGGCCCTGGCATGGGCCGCGGTCGGAGCCTTCGTGACGGCGGTGTTCACGGCCTGCACCTGGGCGCCTGCCTTCTCGATCATGGATGATCCACAGAAGTTCGCGTTCGCTTGGGTCTGGCCCGCCATTATCGGGTTCGGTGTCCTTGGCATCATCACGGCAGCGATCGGCTTCTTGGCCGCGGGTGACTTCGCGAGGCGCGAGCGCGCGACGGCTGAGGAGCTCCTGGGCGAGATGGACGACATCTACCCGCAAGGTAGTTGACGCTCACGTCGGATCACCCACCACCGACGCCCATAGACTCACCCCCGCAGCACCACCCCTCCGCGCCCCCGCCGCTCACGCCCACATCCCCCGGGCTTCGAGCAGCGGGGGCGCTTCTCGCTCTTTCCTCAGCTGCGTATGCGAACGCTGCCGACGGCAGGCTAACGTGCCTCCCCGTGAGCGAAGTCCTGATCCGTTGTCCCGAACACGGCGTTATCTCCGTCCCGAGCCCGGTCTACGGGCCGGGCGCCGCCGTGGCGTTCCAGGACTCAGCGACCCAGTGCTGGTGCGGCAGGAGTGTGCCCATTCTGGACGGGCAGTACACGTGGCCAGCACAGGAGGGTAAGCCCATCCGCTTCGTGCCGACGCGTGCTGAGGCTGAGCGGTTGCGGAAGGTACTGACCTGGGCTCAGGAGCACCGTGGCGATCCGAGGATCCCGGAGGAGACCATTGCCAGGCGCTTGGAGGAGGCAATCGAGGCCGACGCGCCCGCCCTGGCGCGTGCCGTCGATTGGGTGAAGGCCGACGCCCGGAAGGATCCTGTGAAGTGGGTCGGGCTGCTGCTCACGATCCTCGGCGTGGTGCTCTCGATGCTCCCCGGAGACGGGATCGACCAGGAGACACTCGAGCAGGCTATTCAGGACGCCGCAGAGGCTGCAGTCGAGGAGTACGCAGCCAGGGAAGCGCCCGCGTCCGACGATGCAGTGCAACCAGACTCAGGATCAAGCCAACGAGCGCAACCACCCGGGCTGCGAGAGATGGAGTGAACAGGACGACGAGTGTGTTGACGATCGCCAACGTCGCCCAGAACAATGCTCGCTCCATGGTGCTGATTATCACACCGCGGTCAATGCGCCCGCAGGCCCAGCACGTGGGCGCTCTAGTCCTCGATGGCGCGTAGCACGACCTGCAGCCACCACTGCGGCTGGGCGACCATGTCGGGCTGGGCGTGCGGTAGTGGATCCCACGGGGCGCTCTGCCCGGTGTCCTCGATCCACTCCCGCACCGTCTCGACCCACTGGTCGGTGATGTCCTCGACGGCGGCGACCTCATCGCGCACCCGGACGGGGATCGGGTCGCGCCCGGACTCCCACCGCCTGTAGGTGTCCTGCCGCACCCCGAGCCGGTCCGCCATCCACGGCCCCTGCACCCCGAGCCGGTGCCGCCGCGCCCGCAACTCCGCACCAGTCATGCGGTCCATATCCACGCTCATCGCATCCTCCACACCTAGGGGCGACCCTCACCCAGCGTGGGTGGGGGTCACGGGGGTCAGTTGGCCAGGGCCTCGCGGATGATGGCCTCAGTCTCGACGGGCACCTCGGCGCGGTCGTCCTCGATGTCGTTGAGGAGGTCGTCCGCGAAGGCCCGCAGTTCGTAGGCGGTGGAGAAGCCGAGCTCGGCGGCGAGAGCCTGAACGTTCATGGTGTCCTCCATCAGGACCCGGTGGTCTGGGGCTGTTCCCCTGACCTCGTAACCACCACATTACCCCACGCGGCGTGGGGTACGCAAGCCCTGCGGGGAACTCGTTGTCACACCCCGCCCGGACACAAGCAGTGGGAGCGCACTTCGTCGTAGTCTCGCAGTTCGTGTCGGCCCCGAAGAGCGCGCACCGCTCACGCGCGGTACCGTCCAGAACATGACTGACGGGAAGACCCAGAACGGAACTGGCTGCATATCTCTCGCGTTCCTGGGAATCGCTGCGCTGCTGCTGCTAGGCGCCTGCGGGAATGCTGTCGCCGACAACGTAGGGGGTGCGATAGGCCTGGGGATCGGCGGCGTCCTCACCCTCGCTGCTGGTGTCGTCTTCGCCGGACGATGGGGAGCCTCACGCGAGGCGATCGAGCCCACGGGAATCGTTCCCCCTGGATCGGCGGTCAAGGAATCCACGACCACTTCACGTCCCGCCGAAGGGCACCAGCCCAAGCCCCCGGTCGGGCATCCCCTGGAGCCGTGGCTGCCAGGAACGACCGAACGTATCGAGATCGTCGGCGAGAGGTACCGGCCGGCGTCGTTCGAAGTGCTATTCAAGGGGGTTCCGCAGGCAACGTCCTACGAGGGAGCCGAACTTGACCTGCCCGCTGCTCTGGTCGCCGACTTTCAGAACCCACATGACTCGCGAGCCGTGGCTGTATGGGTCGGGGGACAGCACGTTGGGTTCCTCGCCCGTGAGTACGCAGCCGTATGGGCTCCCCGCGTTGCAAGCTTGGCGGAGCGAGGCGAGTACTTCGAGTTCCCGGCACGCACGTGGGCGTCGGTTCGCCGCGATCGCACAAGTGCTCGCGTGTCGGTCTGGGCCTCCGACCCGGCACTGATGCGACCGTGCAACAGTTTCCCCAGCGAGCCTTTCACTGTGCTCCCGAGGGGCAGCGCTGTACAGGTGACGCGAGAAGAGGACCACATGGACGTGCTCACGAAGTACGCGACTGTGGAAGGCACACCGCTCATTGCGACTTTGCACAACGTCAAGGAGGTCCGTCCGCGCTCTACCGTCGACGCCATCGAGGTTCGGTTGGACGGCCAACGGGTCGGAATTCTGTCACCGACGCAGACTGCGAACGTAGGGCCTCTTGTGCAGTACCTCGAGGAGCGGCACCGCGTACCGGTCGCCCGAGCGGTTGCGAAGGGCAACGCGCTCAAGATTGACGTCGTTCTGTACGTCCAGAAGGCTCAGGAAGTCGACGAATCGTGGCTCGAAGGCATCGGACCAGTGGCCTCAACTCCCTCCCCTAGTGAGCCCCCGAGCATCGACGACTAGGCTGCATCAACCAATGGAGCACCACCACTCGTCCCCGCTATGCGATCAGGTCTTGGTCCGCTCGGTGGGAGGTCGGTGCGTTGCGCGGCGCCGTTGACGCCCGCCCGATCCCACTCCGGTGGACGGATGCGCCCCACCCGGGACCCATCCCTGTGACCGCCCGCATCGAGTAGGAGCACTCCGGTGCCGAGCACCTCGACACCGTCGCAATCGCATGGACCCGCACCCTCGTCCTCGTCCGCGTGCCCGACCCGCGGCACCCGCTGAACAACGCCTGGGCGCCCACGAGTGATGTGCGGCGACGCCCAGGCTGAGGGTGGCTGCACACGCCAGTCACGCTCATGACCGCAGGCCTGGTCGCGGTGATCTGGCTCCTGGCCGACGACTGGCTACGGCAACTGTTCCAGCAGGCCGTGGACCGGGTGAGCGGACCCTGACCGACCCGACGGCGGACCGGCGGCCACCGGAGGGCGCGCACCAGGAGCCCCGGAGCCATGCGCACGAGCGTGGCTCGGCGATCGCGGAGTTCGTGATGGTGGGCGCCCTGGTGCTCCTGGTGCCCCTGGTGTACCTGGTGCTCACCCTCGTGCAACTGCAGGGGGGCGCACTCCGCTGTCTGCGCAGCCCCTGTGGAGCTCAGGCAGCGCCAAGCTCAAGCGCGCCGAGTAGAGCGTCCTCGATGGCGGGGCGGATGGCCGTGAGGTACGGCTGGTAGGGGTGAACTGTGTCTGCCTTGGTCAGTTCGTCCTGGGCGAACGCCGGACATAGCCCGTCCACGCAGAACCAGTCCTGGCTCTCGATCGCTTCGATGGTCGGATCAGCGCCTGCGAGATCGCGGACCACCGAGGCACGGTCAAGGTAACCCTGGGTCGGTGTGGATACGCAGTCCGCCGGCGCGGAGAGAGTGCTGTAGCACTCGCTCACCTGCTTCTCATATGGCGCCGGGGTCAGCAGTACGACCTTCTCGGTACTGCCGACAACCGCCTGAACTGCCTCCGTGAACCCGGTGGTCCAGTCCTCCACCGGGAGGTTGCCCGTTGTCCCGGTGATGGTGCTGATGGAGAACTGGGTGGTGATGATGACCGCGTCGGGCTGTGTCTCCTGGACGAGCTGGTCGGCCTCTTCCTTCCAGTCCGCACACCGTTCAGCGGCGCCGCCGGAGGTGAGGTCCAGGGTGCTGAACTCACACCCGTTCATGGCGAGGGATCGCACAGTCCATCCCTGATCAGTGAGGATGTCTACCAGGATCGGAGCGTATGCAGCGGCCGTGGAGTCGCCGAGGAGCACTGCGGTCCGCTCACCATCACCCCAGGTGCAGCCTCCGTCGGGTGCTGTGGCGGGGTCGGCGCACTCGGAGAACTCCTCGCTCATCCCCGAGCCTGTGCCGATCTGCTCCACGACGGCCTCCGGCCATGCCGAGGTACCCAAGGCGTCCTCGAGGGCCTGAGTCACCTCGAGTTGGGCCGGCCCGACACTAGGCTGCTCCTTCTCCGTCCCTTCTGAACCATCGATGGGCGCCGCGGTTGTGGCCGCGACTACCGGTGCTGTGGTGGGGGCTGTCACCGTGATAGCGACGAACGCCAGTACCGCGGTGGTGACCGCGAGGAAGCCCGTTGCTCCGTACTTCATGCTGTCGGCGTACTGGCTGCGCCAGGACTTCCAAGCCTCCCTGGCCCGAGGCTTCTTGAAGAGCGGAGACTGGTGGATTGGCTTCTCGATCGCGTGGTAGGACGCGACAGCGAGAGCGAATCCGACCACCAACGTCAAGGCGTACCCCAGTGACCCGGATCCGGGGAACAGAGTCATCCCGAACACGATCGCCGGGAAGTGCCAGAGGTACAGAGAGTATGAGATGTCCCCGATGTACTTGGAGACCGGGTTGGTCAGAATGACGGCATGCTGCGGCTCATCGCCGATACCTGCCGCGATCGCCATCGCGGCGCCCAGGACCGGCAGCAGCGCCCACGGCGCGGGCCACACAGACTCCGGAGTGATCACAAAGACGGAGACGACCATGATCGCCAGGCCTGCCCACGACAGCAGGGTCCGGGCGCCCGCACGCCCCGCAAGGGACCTTCCTATGGCCGGTGCGGCGACGGCGATGGCGGCTCCGATCCCGAGCTCCCACCCACGCGTCAGGGTGGAGAAGTAGGCGAAGGTGGGCGAGGCTGTGGACTCGATCATTGCCCAAACGAACGACGACACGGAGACGATCCCGATCGAGCCGCCCGCCAACAGACGGGTGCTACGCGCCGTGACCGGGCGGAAGCGGGCGTACAGCAATAGCAGGCCTAGCAGCAGCCACGGCCAAACGAAGTAGAACTGCTCCTCCACGGACAGGGACCAGTAGTGCTGCAACGGCGAGACCGCGGCGCCCTGCCCGAAGTAGTCGGTGCCCTCCAAAGCCAGGTTCCAGTTCTGACCGAACAGGAACGACCACACCGCGTCCCACGTCACGGACTGCGCCCTGGACGCGGGGAAGATCAGGTAGCCCAACGCCACCGTCACCAGCAGCACCACCGTTGCCGCGGGAACGATGCGCTTGATCCGGTTGCCGTAGAACCGAAGGAACGAGATGTGCCCCGTCCCCTCGTACTCACGCAACAGCAAGCCCGTGATCAGGAAGCCCGAGATCACGAAGAACATGTCCACGCCCGCGAACCCACCATGCGGCCAGCCCAAGAGATGATCCAGGAAAACAACCACCACCGCTAGCGCACGTATGCCCTGGATGTCACGACGAAGGGCCTTCTTGGGCGGTGAGGCGTGGGCTGAGGATCGCATGCGTGGTGGTGCACCTTTGAGTTGGGTTCGGGGGGGAACGCTGAGTGGGATGCTACCGACCGATGCAGCCTGCCGCTCGCCGCACCGGGCCGACGGTCGCGGCGACTTCGTCACACCACGCCAGGACGCTCTCCGTCCTGGTCCGAGTCCCCAAGCCCGCATTCGGCGCAGTACAACGCCTGGGTGCCTGCGACCGAGACGCGACCTCTGGCTCTAGAGGTTCGCGGCGGCCTGTTCCAGCGCAAGCATCGCGCCGTTGGCGAGCATGTTGCCGGCTGCTCCCGCCCAGATCGGTGTGGCTGCCGCTCGAACGCGACGCCAGGCGGAAGCGCGTTCTTCATCGTCGGTGGCTTCTCGAATGACCGTCATGCCCACGAACTCGGAGGTGGCTGCGGTGTACTCGGCGGCATCGCCTCGCACAAGCGACTCTCGGATCCGAGCGAGCAGGCTCAGGAGGTGGAGCCGCACCGCTTCGGAGAGCTCGAGTTCCTCAATCGCGCGCTCCACTTCGCTGATCGCGGCCAGCACACGACCCTCGGCCGCGGGGTCGAGGCGGACCAGCGCGCCCTGCTGGTCGAAGACCAGCGCGAGAGTTTGAAGGAGCATTCGCGAGTCGTCAGAGAGTGCCTTCACGCCCTTCGGCTGTGGGTGGGGCTGAGGGGTGGTGATTGCCCGCTGCCACTGCGCGATGCCGCTCCGAAGGTTGTCAGCGTCAAACCCGGCGCGCCTGAACGCTTCGAGGCGCTGCTCGATCTGCACGATGCAGGACATGGCCTGGGTCATGACCGCCGATTCGCTGAGCTGCTGCTTCTCCGCGAATCGGCGACGCTGAACGGTTGGTTGAGTGTTCGCTGGCGCGTCCCATCCTTCGAAGATGTGAAGAAGGGCTGTTGCAGGGTTGGCAATGTGGACCATCACCACAAGGTACTGCTGTGCGCATCCACGCTCGACAAGAACGGCCTAGGCGGCGCCGTTGATGACTGCCATGACGGCGTCGTCGGGTAGGAGGACGTAGCGCTGGGTGGTTTCGGGGCGTGCGTGGCCGAGTACGCGGCCGACTGCGAGGAGGTCGCGGGTGGCTGCGTATCCGGCGGTGGCCATGCGGTGGCGGAGAGTGTGTGCTGTCCAGTGTTCGGGGAGGGCGTCCGAGAGCAGTCGGGAGACGTGCCCGGGTGAGAGGTGGCTACCGCGACCGTTGGGGAAGAGCCAGCCAGGTTTCTCGGCGAGTGCGGCGACGAGCTCGCGGTTGACGATCGGGACGGTGCGGGTCTTGCCGCCCTTCCCTTTGACGTAGAGCCTGCCGTTGACGAGGTCGCTCCCCCGCACCTGCGCGATCTCGACGCAGCGTAGGCCGGCATGTGCGGCGAGGAGCATCAT